TTTTCTTCTCTGACCTTGTAGAAAAGTTTCTCTTGCCATTATTTAATACCTAATTCTTTTTCTGTAACGACTTTAAATTCCCATTGTCTATCTTTACAGTATTCTCTTGCCATTTTCCATTTTGTTTGATTTGTAGCATATGTATATGCTTCTCTAATATAACTTTTAGTTTGTCTTTTTGGTTTTTTGGGAGGAGAACATTGCTTTAATGGTTTAACTTCAATTATATAATTTTTAATTGTACCATTAGATTCTCTTACCTTCATATAGAAGTCTGGAAAGTAACGATGAATACGATTATCAACTGGTGAACGATATGGAATAATAATTTCTTCACTATTCCATTCTAGAACATTTTTATTTTTATCACAATAATTCATAAATTTCTTTTCCCATAATGATCGAAATATAATGTTGGTAGGGTCACCTTTATATTTTCTAGGAAAAGATGGTTGATATTTTCCCTTATAAGCCATCTAAATAGAATTACAAGTTATAATAGTATTTAGAGTGCCAGCTCCAATTCCACAGCAAATATCAAGAATTTTACCCAAATTCCAGAATGTTGCCCAAACAAATCATTATCTAGTACGATTTGCTTTACCTGAATCTACTGTTTATGATCGTAATAGTTTAAGAGGTCATTTAAGGGCAAAAGGTGTAGATACTAGATTCCAATTAGATGATGTTGGTTTATTATGTTCTGCTGCTTCTTTACCTGGAAGTGCTTTTGCTACTGTTAATACAGTTGGTGATTATCAAGGTGTTGTAGAAAGATTTGCTCATACTAGAAATTTTACTCAAATAAGTTTAGAATTTTATGTTGATAATGAATACAAGTCTTTAAAATTCTTAGAGCATTGGATGGAATATATTAGTGGTGCTAGTCAACCAAATCAAACTGATAATTCATATTATTTTAGAATGAGATATCCAGAATCTTATAAATCAAATCAAACTAAAATAATTAAATTTGAAAAAAATTATAGACAATTTATAGAATATACTTTTAGAGGATTATTTCCATTATCTTTAAATTCTACTAGAGTTGCATATGAAGGTGCACAGGTATTAAAAGCAACATGTAATTTTAGTTATGATAGGTATATTGCAGGTGAAGCAACTTCTTTTTCAATGGATAAAGGAACGGCATTTAATGAAGTAAATGCTTATAATCTTAGAGAGCGTCATACAATTTTAAATTCAAATCTATTTAAAAGATCATCATCACAAGATATTGTGGTAGATAGGACTGTTACAGGACAAACGACTGCATATAAAACAAATCCTTCTGCTAATCCAATTGTTGGTGTTAAAGAAGTTCTTAATTCTAGTGGATTGAGTGATGTAATAATAGAAGGTATAAACGATATAGAAGCAGGTCGAAATAGAGATTAAAAAAACTCACCTATATAAATTACGACTTGTTATAGTTTATTATGCCTTTACCAAAAATTGCAACGCCAACGTATGAGTTGGTTATACCATCTTCTAAAAAGAAGATTAAATTTAGACCATTTTTAGTAAAAGAAGAAAAAGTTCTTATATTAGCAATGGAAAGTGAAGATACTAATCAAATTGCAAATGCTGTGAAAAATGTAATATCTTCTTGTATTTTATCAAGGGGTATTAAAGTTGAAAAATTATCTACATTTGATATTGAATATTTATTTTTAAATATTCGTGGTAAATCTGTTGGTGAGCAAATTGAAGTTATGGTCACTTGTCCTGATGATAAGACGACTAAAGTTCCTACTTCAATTAATATTGATAGCATAAAGGTTCAAATAGGTGATAATCATTCAAAAGATATTGTTCTTGATGAACAATATACTCTAAGAATGAAATATCCATCTTTGAGTGAATTTATTAAAAATAATTTTGCTAGTATGGATGATGTTGGTGTTGATGATACGTTTGATTTGATTGCTTCTTGTATTGAACAAGTTTATTCTGAAGAAGAATCATTTGCTGCCTCTGATTGTACAAAGAAAGAATTGTCACAGTTTTTAGAGCAATTAAATTCATCTCAATTCAAGATGATTGAAACATTTTTTGAGACAATGCCTAAACTTTCTCATACAGTTAAAGTCATTAATCCAAACACAGGAGTTGAAAATGAAATTATTTTGGAGGGACTGCAAAGTTTTTTCGGGTAAGTATGTCTCATGAAGATCTTGAGTCATACTATAAAATGAATTTTGCGTTGATACATCACCATAAATATAGTTTAACAGAACTAGAAAATATGATACCTTGGGAAAGAGAAATATATATTTCTTTACTCCAACAACATATTGAAGAAGAAAATTTAAAGGCAAGACAAGAATCAAATGGCTGAACTATCATCACCATTAGCAGGAGGAATACAAGCGGTTAGACGGACTGTACCATCTAGTGTCTTTACTGGTGGTGCTGCACCTGCTGCACCTGCACAGCCAGATCCAATAACAACAAATTTAATACAACAAAATTCAACAGCATTAACATCAGTTTCGAGACAACTTTCTAATATTAATTCGAGAGTATCTAGTCTTGGTAATAGTTTAGCATCTGTACAGAATCAATTAGAAGTTAGAGCTTCTATAGAACGAAGAAGAGAACAAGGAAGACAAAATAGAGAACGAATACTAGCAGAACAAGGATTAAGAGAAGGAAAAGAAAGTCAGATAGAAAGTAAAATTAGAACTGCCTTATTTTCTCCTATCAGAAGAGTAGCAGCAAAGACTAGAAGTTTATTGTCTAGATTAGCAGATTTCTTATTTGCATTAACAACTGGTTGGTTAACTGTTAAATCTATTCGAGTAATTAAAGCATTAAGTGAAAAGAATTATGGGTTAGTTAGAAAAATTATATTTGATGTTGGACTCCAATTAGGGGGAATGATTTTAGCTTATGGAATCTTTCGTGGAAAATTTAAAGCTATATCTAGTGTACTCATAGCAATAAAAAATACTGCTCTTGGAGCATTAGCCGCTGGAGTTCTTGTTGCAGGATTTCAAGCTATTTGGAATTTATTGAAGAAAATATCTAAAAAAGCACAAGATGTTGTATATTCAATATTTCCAGGATTAAAACAGAATGAAGAACTTCCAGATAGTAGTGATACATCAGGTGGAGATGTGTCAGGTGCTGATAAACCAAATACAAAGTTTGCATTGAATCCTTCAAACTCGGATGGTACTACTACTTCTTCTGATAGTAGTGATACGACAGGTGATAGTGAATCGATAGATGGTACTGGAACTACTGACAGTAGTACAGTTACTTCTGATGGATCAGGTACTGCAGGTACTGGATCAGGTTCTGGTAGTGGATCAGGTTCTGGTAGTGGATCAGGTTCTGGTAGTAGTGATACTAATAAAGGAAAAAAATCCTTTATGGATAGAATTGGAGACTTTATCTGGGGACCAGATATAGATTCAGGAAATATATCATCACTTGGTTCAGGAGCAGTATCTGCTAAAGAAATAGATAAAAATACTATTGTTAGTGATGATAGTGATGATAATGTTTCTAGCACACAAACAAAAGATTCATCATCTATTAAAGGTGTAAACAGAAAGTCTGATAACAAGGTTGTTGAAAAAATATCTAAAGATGATGATGGTGGAATAAGTTTTGCAATGAATATGGCACAATCGGGTGAAGGTCAAAGTTCAAAACAAAATGTTGCAGAAGGGGTACCTCCTGAAGGTAGCAAAGGATCTGTACCTTTACCTATTATTGATTCCTCTAATAATGCTAATAATTATGTTTATACTTCATTAAAACATTATCAGATAACTGCAAATTAATATGGCAACTCGTAATCAGGCCGTTAGAAATTCTTTATTGAGATCTTCTACTAGTATTAAAAATATAGGTAAAAGTGTTACTGCTTTTACTTCGGGATTTTCTACTGCTCAAAAATCAGCAGAAAATATGGTTGAGTCTATAGAAGAAGATAATAAATTTAAGAAAAGTTTATTAGTTACTGATAGTTCATATTTTAGAAAAAGACAAGAAAATATGAGAAGAAAAGATAGAGAGGATGAAATTGAGGCATCATCTGTAGGTGGTGCTATTAAAAAAACTGGAGATATTGCTCAAAATAGTACTAGAGGATTTCTTGGTAGAATACTTGATTTTATTGGAGTCTTATTCATTGGGTGGATGGTTACTACGTTACCAGCATTGATAAAGGGAATTACAGTATTCATATCAAATGCTAGTAATCTATTAAATTCTTTGAGGAATTTTACTAATGGTCTAACTGATACTTTCACACAATCTAATGAAGAATTAGATGAAATTGATCAAAAAAGAGAAGTAGAGTCTGTTCAATTTAAGGAAGAAGAATCAAGAGCATCTCAAGAAGCTGATGGAGCAGCAAATGCGTTTCAATCTATAAATCAACAATTATCACAACAATTTCAAATATTCAAAGATCCAAAAAATGCTGGATTTACTGAAAGTAGTTGGGACAAAGTTGGGGATATGGATTTTGATGATAAAGATAAACCAACATCAAATGCAGCAACAGATAAAGCAAATAATATAGGTGCTTTAACTCCTGGAGGAATGAGTAAAAAACCTGATGATAAAAAGGTACCAGAAGATACGAAAGAAGAGAAAAAAGATTTCGCTCTTAATCCTGCAAGTACTAAACAAAAGGATGAATTATCTAAACCAGATACATCTGAAACCGATAAAAAAATAAAAGATGTAGTAGAAGAAAAAGATCCTTTTGATATGACAAAGGAGGAAGAGGAAGATGCAGGAATAGATTCAAGAAGAACAAATGTAAAAGTAACTAAAGATCAAAATGGTAATATTACTAAAACTATAACATATGAAGATGGTACTGAAAGATTTATATATTCTCCTATAAGTGGTGGATATGAACAAAAAACAATATGGCCTGATGGAACGGAGACCAAAAACTCATTTGATTTTAATAATTATGCTGATGGTGGTCGTCCAACTGTTGGTGAGACAAGTGTTGTAGGTGAGAAAGGACCAGAACTTTTTGTTGCTGACAAATCAGGAACAATTTTACCTAGTTCTTTCTTTGATAAAAAAATTAAAGGATTTACTGATAAATTAACTGAAAATTTAGAAATAGGAGAAACAAATGAAGAAGTTCTTCAAGCTGTAGCAGATGAAAAAGCACTTACTGGAAAAAAATCAGAAACTAGTGATACTAAAAAGATAGATATTTCTAAGATATTTGATAATAAAGAATTGACTGATGATATGGAGGAAAAATCGAGAGAAGTTTTTGATAATTTAGGGGTTGATCCTGGAGAAATTGGTGGGTTATTGGATAATCTTAAATCAATTACAACTAGAAAAATTAGAGATAAAGGTATTCCTGAAAAAATAGCATCTGGTCGTAAAAAACCAAAAGTTATAGTAGTACCTGTTCCAACTCCACAACCTCAAACTCAACAAAAATCATCACCAAAGATGTCATCTTCACCTAAACAATCTATGCCTATTACTGTCTCTAAGTCTGCGATGGTAAATAGTATTACAAATAAACTTCACGAATTAGAATTATCTTATACATAAATGGCTGCAATAGACTCATCGATTTACGAAAAATTTGACATTCAATCTGCTGATGGATCCAAAACAGTGGATATAAAGGCAGGTGTTGTAATGTTTAGTTATTATGAAGATATATTATCACCAACTATAACTGCAAAAGCTGTAGTTGTAAATGATGGTAATACAATAGAAGGACCAGATGGTAAAATGACTTCTTTATATAATGGTTTACCACTTCGTGGTGGTGAAAGAGTTGTTGTTAAAATTGCAGGTAATTCTCCAGATAATCCAGGTATAGATTTTTCTGAAGATTCTACAAAATATTTTTATGTTTCTAGTATTAGGAATGTTTTACAAGATACTAAAAGTGAAAGTTTTGTATTAGAATTAGTTCCTAGAGAAACTCTTACAAATGAAACAAGTAGAGTAGGTAAAAAGTATTCTTCATCTACTTCTATATCGGATAGTGTAAAGGATATAGTTAAAAATTATTTGAAGACTGATAAGTTAAATGGAGATAATGTAGATAAAACTCAAAATCCATATGGATTTCTTGGTAATTTAAGAAAACCATTTACAGTTTTAACTTGGTTAGCATCTAAATCTGTTCCTGGTAATGTATCTGGAAAAGATGCTACTGCTGGATATTTGTTTTATGAAACTAGAGATGGATATCATTTTAAATCAATTGATTCGTTGATAAAAGAGAAACCATTTAGTGTTAAATACATTTACACTCAAGTTACTAAAGCAAATGATCAGGGTAATGACTTTAAAATACTTAAGTATGCTACTGATAAAAATCAAGATTTACTTGGCAATTTAAAAAGAGGTGCCTATTGTAGTCATCGTATATTCTTTAATCCATTGACATTTACATATACTAATCCAGAAAAAGGATTATTTAAGAAAGAACATTATGCAGGAAAAACTGAAAATATGGGAAAAGATATAACTTTACCTAAAATAAGTGATGATAGTGATAAAACTTTGGGTGATATTCCAAGTAGGAATATAACTGCTGTAATGGATATTGGAACTTTAGAAAAAAATGCTTCAATGAAAGATAATGCTGATCCTACAAAAATATTTTCTCAAGCAATGATGAGATATAATACAACTATGACTCAAACTATGTCTATGACAATACCCTCAAATACTAATTTAAGAGCAGGTGATTTATTAGAATGTCAATTTCCTAATATAAACAGAGCAACTACTGGTAGTACTGATGAGGAACAGAGTGGTTTATACATGATTAAAGAGTTGTGTCATTATTTTGATCCTTCTGGATCATATACCTCATTGAAATTATTAAGAGACACTTTTGGACGTAAAGAAAAATGATAGAAGAATCAATACTTAAAAGTAATTTTATAGGAAGAGATGGTTTCCGTTGGTGGATAGGTCAGGTAGCACCTGAGAAGGCTCAAGGTGACCAATTAAATCAAATAGGTGATGCTTGGGGAAATAGAGTTAAAGTTCGTATTATGGGTTATCACCCTCAAAATACAACTGAGTTAAAGGATGAAGATTTACCTTGGGCACAAGTATTATTATCACCTCAAGCAGGATCTGGTAAAGCAAACCGTGCAAAATCACTTAGATTATCACCAGGTGATAGTGTAGTAGGATTTTTCTTAGATGGTGATGACGCACAATTACCTGTTATTATGGGTATATTTGGTAGTACTGCTTATTCTCCTAGTGACACTTATAAAGGACCATTTCAACCATTTACTGGATATACAAGTAAAGTTAAAAGTGATAGTGCATTTATTCTTAAAAATGAGGTAGGAGATCAGTCAGGTAATACTGCACAAAAATCACCAAGAGGAATATCTCAATCTAAGATTGATAGTTTAAATGCAGCAATTGAAAAAACACCTGAACCAATTAAATCATTAATACAAGAACGTACTCTTAATAGTGCTATAGGACAAACAGTTGTATTTGCTTCATCTAATCAAGCATCAACTATAAACAAGATTAATAGTGAAGTTGAGGGATTAGTAGCAAAAGTAAAAGGTGCAACAGCAAATCAACGTGCTGGATTTTTGAGTGAAGCAACTAGTAAAATTAGTGGATTATCTTCTGGTATAGTTGGTAATATGATTCAGTCAACTTATAAAGGAATGGCACCAGCATTGAATAAAGGTCTTAATAAATTATACAAATCAGTTTATGCAACAGTTTTAGCTGCTACAAAGAAATCATCACTTGCGAAGAAGGCAGGAACAGCAGCACAGGTCGCAATGGTTCCTGGTGTAAAGGCAATTCAAAATGCTTTACCTTGTCTTGCTCAAAATATTTTGGGTAGTATGTTAGATACAGTTAAAGGATTATTGAAAGGTTTGATTGATAATGTTCAAAATTTTGTTTCTTGTATTGGAGATCAATTTCTTGGTGGTTTGATGAATAAAATTATAGGTGGTATAGCATCTGGAATAGGACCTTTATTAGGTGGTGTTGGAAAAATATTGGGTGGATTTAATTTAGGTGGATTTCTTCGTTCAAAAGCAGAGGGATTATTAGGTATTGCAAGAGCGTTAAGTTGTGATAATGCAACTAAGAGTTATAATTCTACTACTAATGAATGGGTGATTGGTAAAGGAGCAAAAGAAGGTTTAGGTGCTGCAGTTGATAAAATTGCAGGTAAGATATTAGATGCTGCTAATATTGCTGATTCATTAACAGAAGTATCAGCAGGTGCTATTCAAGGTTTAAGTATTGCAGGTGGTGGTTTAGGTTTATTTGACTTCTTAAATCCAAGTGTATCAAATCCTGGATTTAGTAGTCCATTAGGTAAGTGTTATGCAGGTCCTCCACTTGATTGTGCTGGAATAAAAGT